CCAACAAATATTTACTAGAGATCAATGGCAAGAGTATTATCCAGAGAACATTGAAGGTTATGAGTACGAGGGCAAATACATAGGTTTTACTTATGATGGTTCTGATGATAGCACCAAAAAAGGATTTATCTTTGATCCAAGGGGCGGAGCCAATGCTTTTGTTAATCTAGACTTCTATGCCCATGCAGGTTACAACGATAGGGAAAACGATGTTCTGTATTTAGTTATAGATGGCACATTAAAAATATTTTCTAATAACTCAACAAGAAGATCATACGAATGGAAATCAAAACAATTCTTTTCTAACAGACCGCTATCACCCGGTGTAGCAAAAGTAGATGCAGATTCATATAACAGTCTAACATTTAAATTATTTGCAGATGGCTCACTTAAACATACACAAACAGTAACTAGTGGTGAAATATTTAGACTGCCCGGTGGATACAGAGCCAAAGAGTTTGAAATCCAATTGGAGGGTACAGATACCGTAAACGAAGTTTGTGTTTATGAAAGTGCACAGGAGATCACCTAGTGGCAAATCAGTTACTCAATCCGAAAAGAAAAAGACAAGGAGCTAAAGGAACATTTCCTGTCCCTAGAGATTTTAGTCCAGAAGGCAAAAGATTTGCCCAACACATAATAGACAACATCCAGCAGCTCACCGGGGAAAAAGGAAATGCCCTAGACAAAGCAGTAACCTTCAATGATTTAATAGCAGCTGGTCTAGCTAAAAAGAATACTGTTGCAGTAAGCTCAGGATCAGCAGGTGCTGGCTTTTTAGGAACTGTAGATCAAGGAGTTGACTCTGCAAGCATACCAACAGGAGTTACTGCTTCAGGAGCTTTTCAAAATATTCTTGTGACATTTAACAGACCATTGTATGCAGGACACTCACACTCAGAAATTTGGGTAAATAGTACTGACGATTTTGCTAATAGAGTTTTTCTAGGACAAACATCATCTACAGTTTTTAATCATCAAGTTGGCAACGGAGTAACTAGATATTATTGGGTTAGGCATGTTAATAAGAACGGAGTTGCTGGGTCGTTCCAAGACGATAACGGTGTTTTTGCAACTACTGCAACCATAGAAACAACTGACATATCAGACCTAGCTGTAACAAGTGCAAAAATACAGGACCTTGCTGTTGATAAGCTAACAGGTTCTTTTGCAACTTTTGCTTCTACCGTTACTGGTGATTTAGATGTTACCAATCTAACAGGAACATTTGCTAATCTTGAGAGTGTTATCACAGGCGAACTCTCAGCAGATTCTATAAAAATAGATAATGTAACAATAGACACTGATGGTAGCGGCAACCTAATAATTAAATCAAACGGTGTTGATCAGGGACAACTAGCAATCAAAGCAGCAGGTGCCTTCAAAACATTTGCAAGAGGTTCGGTAACAATTGGGGCTTCAGGTGAAGGGGGCTCTTATGTCGAGGTTATCAGCTTCGGCACCACAGGTGGCGGCAATCAATCTGCTTTTGTTGCCGGTGAGGCAGGAGTATATTCAGCATTCTATTCTGGAAACTTAGCTGATCCTGATGAAAATATATCTGGTGATGATGGTGCTGACATACTAATGCAAATATACAGCAACACTAACAGCACCATGAACACATCAAAAACTATGAGACTCTATGCAGAACGAGGTATGGGTTTTACTGTTGCAACTGTGTTTACAGCTGCAAAAAATGAGTCATTCCAAGTAAGAGTTTTTGTAAAAGAAAATAATGGTTTAACAGCTAATGCTTTTGTAGATAATAACTTTTTACAAGTAATGCGAATAACTAAGGGGCAATAATGAGAAAGTTTAGATTAAGAACAGGCACATATATGCAAGATTTGAGAAAGCAAAGAAACTTAGCTTTAGCTAAATGCGATTGGACTCAAGCAGCTGACAGTCCGTTGTCAGATGAAGATAAAGCTCTATGGGCTACATATAGACAGGCTCTTAGAGATTTTCCAGAAAATGTGGAGACATATTCTGAAGACGATGATGTCATAAATTTTCCTAACCCACCCGGTTATGCTGGTGATCAACCGATGCCAGATATTAGTGTACCAACACCTACACCTGAACCAGAGTAAATCTTTTGATACATATCTGAAAAAATGATATCTTTAGGACAATGCTAACTAGAGTAGATGTAAGAGTTTACTGGGATTCCATAGCTCCGGGCATTTGGGAAATAAAAAACCATTCAGACCCAGATTGGAAACCAGAAGACATATACGCAGCATTACTTAATAATGTAGCAGAGTTGTATATTGATATAGACGAAGACCCTTGTGAAAGTTTTATCATTTTGCAAGAAAAGCCTAATATTTTTATGCCAACTAAATCATTTTTGATTTGGATTGCGTATGATAAAAGAGGCGGAGCAGCTAGTAAGTACATGGCTCATTTAGAGAAGATGGCGAAGGAACGAGGTTGCAATAAGATTGAGTTCTGGACCCCACACAGAAGACTAGCACAAGCGTTGGAATCAATAGATTATGAAACTAAACTATATGTAGTGGAGAAGAAAATATAATGTCATTCGGTGGCGGATCAACAACAATAAAGGACACACCTTCTCAGAAGGCTTTAGCATCTATAGCTGCACAAAGATATAACCTTTATCAACAATACTATGTCCCATTAGAAAATCAATACATTGCAGATGTATATTCTATGATGACACCAGAGTCATTTAAAAATGTTGAAGGATACATTACTGCTATGCAGCAACCACAAATGCAAGCAGCACGAGTGGGCTTAGATCAACAAGCATTTCAAAGAGGAATAGACCCACAAAGCGGACAATACCAAGCCAGAGCAGAGCAGCTGTCTAGAGGACAAGCAAGAGGCATGGGCTTAGGAACTGCTGAAGGTTTATCTGGACAAGTGGATAGATACTATCAAGGCATGCAAAACATTATTGCTATGGGGCAAGGACAGGCTGGGCAAGCAATGGCAGGATTAGGAGATGTTGCTAATCTAGCACAAAGAAGAGCAGCCTCAGAGGCAGCAGCATCTTTTCAAAGAGGACAAGCTGGTCAATCAATCATAGGAACAGGTCTTGGTTTCGGTGCTGGTCTATACATGACAGGTGCTGGACAACAAGGAGGAGGAACCGGTAACCCACCAACCGGACCAATGGGCTAATGGCATTTTATACACAGGGCGGACCATATTTTCAAGGAGAACCGGGTTATAACAACACACCTAATCCCGGTTATACCTATGTTAATCCATACAGACAAGGCGATACAGCAGCTCAAGATACTCTAGCAGACTTATACGAAGCAGAGTTTGCTGACTATTTGAGAAGATTTTTCCCAGTAGAACAAGACCTTATCCAACAAATGACAACAGGGTTCGAAGAGCTACAACAAGAAGAAATAGGCAGAGCCCAAAGAGCAGTAGCTAGACAATATGCTAATGTTAGAGGACAAGAAGGCAGAAGAATGTCTGGTTTTGGTTTGGCTTTAAGACCAGAATCAGGTGCTGATTTTAGAAGATCAGAGACTTCTGCATTAATAGCAGCAAGAAATTTTGCTAGAATGAGATCAGAAGAAAGAAGACAACAAGTTCTTTCAGGCGGTCTCGGCAGTGCTATGCAAGGCAGAGCAGCATTACAAGGAGGAAACTAATGGCAAACGGTTTAGGCGGATTAATAGGAACAGGATTAAAAACAAAACAACAAGCCCAACAGGGTTTGTTGCAGTCAGCAAAGCTTGAAGCTCAACAAAATCTTGCTCAACAAAATTTAGAGCAACAAAAAGCAGCAGCAGATCAAGCATTGATTGGAACAGTAGCCGGAACAGGAGCAGCAATTGGAGCAGCTGGTGCAACTGGTGGTACTGCCGCAGCAGTAGCGGGAGCAGCATTTCCCCCAGCATTAATAGGAGCAGCAATAGGTTTTGCATTAACAAAACTATTTGATTAATCATGAGTTTAGCAGAAGGATTTCAGTCAGGTTTTAACTTAGCACTAAGTGCTAGAAAACTTGCCCTAGAAAAAGAAAAACAAGAAAAACAGATGGAGCTTGTTGATGTACAAATCAAAGGCGAAGAAGCTGAGATTGATTATAAAAAACAAAGACTTGATCTAGAACAAAGGCAAGCAGAGGCTGTTATCCAATCAAATGAAGCAAACACTGCTTATAGAAATGCTATGGCGAGTGATCGTATGTCTATAACACAGAGAAGAAAGTTTGAAGATGAGGAAGGTGATAAAGCAAAACAATACAAAACAGCCATGGGAATTTTAAATGGTTTGCAAAATTTACCAGATGATCCCGCAGCAAGAGACTTATATATTTCACAAACTTATGCGGCAGTTGAAAAATTACAAAAAGAAGGTTTTGATTTTGTAAATATACTTAGCCCAGATACAGCAAAAGCTTTTGGAAATATGCAAGCTATGTTTAATTCAGGAGACTTTTCACAAATTTCTAACCATGTTGAAGATATAAACCAAATCTTTGCTCCAGATTTTAGACAATTTAAAGGCAATAAATTTGTAACACAAGATGGCAGAGAAGGAACCATAGTTGGAGTTAAGTTCGATGGCACAATACAAGGCAAGAATATGGGCAGGGATGCTAACTTAGGAGCTATGTTTGAAGTTCAATTCACAGAGCCAGACAAAATGGCAGATGTTCCTAATCAAGTAGCTACAAAAGTAGAAGGTCAAAAAACTGTTGAATCTTTCTTCAGCTATGTTCCAGAAATAAAAGGTAAAGTTACACAAGATACCGAAGGAACAGATGCTAAAAATGTATCAATAGCTGAAGCCACTGATAAAATGTCAGCTTTAAGATCACTAGTTGGTTTGGGTATGAGTAACCCAGCACTGGTTGAAGCATCAAAAAAATATGCTGAACTATCACTAATAGATTTAGAAGGAAAGGTAGACCTCACTAAAGAAGAAACTGATAAAGTCACAGCAAGAGGAATACATGATGCAGCGGTTGAGAAACACAATGGACTGATTGCAACCATCCAAGAAAATTATGAAGGAGATTTCGATGATCCTGAAATCATCGACCAGATTATAAAACAAGCAAGATTACTTTATCCAGAACTCGAAGCAGAAATGAATGAAGACGGTTTGTTTAAACTGCCTGAAGAGTTTGATGGTGATATCGGAAAATATTTAAACTCAGTGCAACCACAATATGTAGATGCTGTAAAACAGGTTCGACAAGGACTAAACCCATCAAAAGAAGGACAAAGAGCTATTTATTCCTTTGGCAAAACATCATTTAGATTTGATGCCTCAAGAGATGAATACCTACCTTTTTTACGAAGAGTGTATGGTGAAGATGTTCTCAACAAAGCAATAGCGAGAGCATCTGATGTTGGTGCAACTGAAGATGACGAGTTACTAGATTTCTTATACCTAAATTTATACAAAGGGAGCTGATAGTGTGGCAGAGTATAAATTTGGATCAACATTCCTAGAAGAAGAAAAAGAAGATAAGCCAGTAGCAACTGGTGAATATCAATTTGGGCAAACCCTGCCTGAAGAACCACCAGAGAAAAAACAAGAATATGGCAAGGTAGTTGAAACACTTGCGAGCCTAAATGATTTTACTCAATCGTTTGGGCAAAGCTTAGGGCAATATGTTGCTAAGTTTAGCTACGAAGCAGATCAAAAACACCCTGATGCTTTCTTTGAGGGCTGGAAATACTTCGGTGACATTCTTTACAATATGCCAATTGCCTCAATGTATCAGGAAGCTATGGAAAACTTTAAGCTCGCAGGAGCAGAAGAGCAAGCAAAAAAAATGCGAGGTGAATCTGTGGGTGGGCAGGATTTAGTTATTGCTTTAAAGAACAAAGAAAGATATGCCAATGATCCTGAATACAGAAAAGAAGTAGATGATAAATTAGAAACAGCTAGAAAAGAAATATTTAAAGAAGTTGATTTAATTAAAAAACAAAGAGAACAAAAATTAAATGATGCTAACTTAGGAGAGTTTGGTAAAAGTTTATCTCAAAGTGCTACTAGTATGGCAACTGTAGCTGCTGGCATGGGAATAACAGCTGCGACAAGAGGAAAGGCAGCCCCTTATGTTTCTCCAGTAATCTTATCTTCTTTTGGTTTACAGACAGCAGGCATCGAATACGGGGAAGGAAGAAGGCAGGGCTTATCACATGAAGATGCTCTTAAGTATGGCGGCATAGCAGGGATAGCAGAAGCAGGAACAGAAGCTATACCTTTAATGAAGTTTTTGTCAGCCCCAGCTAGAGGCACACTTTCTAAAATTCTTAAAGATGGAGCAGAAGCAACATTGCTAGAAGTTGGGCAAGAAAATGTTACAACACTAATACAAGAGTTTAACAAGGTTGGATTTGATTTACAGTCTGATCTAAATACAGCATTCAAAAACATGAACAACCCTCTATACGATGGACCAAATGTTATAGATGTTCTGGCTGACAATGCTGCTCACACAAGTTTTTCAGCATTGCTGCTTGGTGGTTCTTTAGCTACAGCTCGTGCAGGCGGTGGTGTTTTATATTCAGACGGTATGAAAAACCATATCAGAGAAAATGCTGATGATCCTAGAACTAATTTATTTATTAAGGAACTAGAAACATTAGCTAACAATGCATCACTACAATACGATGCTATCGATAGATTTGCTATTACTGCTTTAAATCCTGACTTTGCTGGCACAGATGTTTCTGATGTTTTAGCACAAGAAATTATTAACACTAAACTCATAACTCCTAGCGAGATACAAGTCGTTCAGGAAGAAGAAAAAACTCCAGTTCAAGAAATAGAAGAAAAGTTTCCGTCTGAAAAAAGATATCAATTCGGTGCACAAAAAACAAAATCAGGTGGAGAGAAAGCAATTGAATTAAACAAGGATATAGGTCAAGAGTTTCAAGAAGTCATAGCTGACAGAATGAATGCAGTATCAGTATTACCAGAATCAGCTGCGATTAAAATAGAAACAAGAAATGAAGAACTAATTGAAAGAGTAAAAAACAATATCGTTTTACCTAAAAAGTTCCCTTACAACAAGTTAATGCCAAGGGAAGATAGTTATTTTCAAAACCTCTATTACAACTACAGAGACCTAAACGAGCAAGAGGTTCAAAAAACATCAGAAGTTGCTTCACATTTCTTAGATGCAGGAATGCCAGTAGATGTCTTTAAAGAGTTAGACTTTATTGGAGGCTATATGCATGATGATAGATACGCTAAGAAGTACTTAACAGCAAACCTTGGAGCATATGTGCCTAGCATTAAAGGTTTAACATTATCATCAGCATCAGGGTTAACAGATAATGCTTTTGACACAGAAGCATTCAAAGGCAAGGGAAGAGATGTTTTGGTTCATGACACATTCATTCATGAAATGGCACACCATATTGACTTTACTTTAGCCAAAACAGACATAAAGGCTCAAAGACAAAACCTACTACCATCCTCTATTAAATCACCTCTGTTCAATATTCCTCAATTCAGCAGGCAGGGAGAATACTTCACATTCAAGAAGGGAACTGGTGGAGCTATCATGGAAGAAATGCTTGGTATTTACCAAGAGGCTAGAGATGCAGAATTCTTAGACATGAGTAGTGGACTATTCATTGATGATATTAGCTCTCTTGCAACATCATCTAGATATTACGATGGAATGCTATTCGATTATCCTTTCAAAGAACTAATTGCTTACGGAGATAAGAGCAGAGGTGTTCAGGATCACATCAAGGCAGAAACCTTCGCACAAGCACACTTATTGTATTATACTAATAGAGAATTAATGGAGGCTAAGGCTCCAGAAACATTTAAGTTTTTTGAACAAATAAACGATGCAATTTCAACTGAGTCAGATAGAAAGAAAAATGAAGGCTTACTACGAGTCTTTCAATCATCCGATACCGTCAGAGGTGTTGAAGTATCAGGACAAGAGAGAGTTGATCAGGCTGATAGACGAGGCGATAGAGAAGAATCAGCCCGTCAGAGAATGGATGAACAGGAAAGACAACCTGACAGGGACGACCTTGGACCTGAAATATCAAAGATAGTCGGAGCTCCATCCGGAGTAGATAACCAAAGAAAAGTTGGTGCCCTAAGAAGAAAAATTAAAAAGCTGGTAGAAGCAGGTGAAAAGAACAGATTCTGGTATGAAGAAAGTTCCAAAGCAATTCTCGATGTAACCAATAATGATATAAACGATGCTGATAAATTAGCACAGGTTATCGCTATAACCTCACCGCAAACAAATGTTGACACTAATTTTACCTTTGCTTTGCAAGCTTACTATCAATGGAAAGCTGGTAAAAAAATAGAAACAGGAATATTTCCAAAATTAATGGCACCAAAGATCACAGCCGCTCTTGAGGGTGATGGTTGGGAAGGAAGAAAAACTAACGACTTCTACAATAATTTAATGAGAGTTATTGACCCAAGCAGAGCTCAAGGTGTAACTGTAGATATGTGGATGATGAGGATGTTTGGTTTCGGTAAAGATGCCTCCTCTCCTAGACAGTATGATTTTGTAGCAGAACAAATAGACAAGATAGCAGATGAGTTGGGGTGGGAACCACAACAAGTTCAAGCAGCAGCATGGGTAGCAGAAAAAGCAAGAGCAGAAGGCACAGAAGTTGCAGAAGCTGGTTTTAATTTTGCTGATGCTATTAAAAAGAATTTAGCTCAAATAAGCACAGAAACCATACCGGGTAGAACAAACAACCACATGAACGAAATGTTTAATGCTCCATATGAACAGGTACAGGAATATCATGTTAGTGCAGTGAATGCCATATTGGATGAAGATGGGTCAGACATTATTGCTAAAAAACTTGGATTGCTTTCACCGGGTTTGTTTGAAGCACCCGGATACTTTGAAGGCAGACTGAGTCCCGGGACACAAACACAAGCAGTTGTTCCAAAAGCTAGAAAGACAAAAGATCAAGTTATCCAACCAGAAGCTGAAGATTTAATCAAAGCTTACTCAGCAGCTTATGGCATATTGTTCAAGCAAGATGCAGTTGGTTATCACAAGCCTTTTTACCAAACTAATATTCCAAAATCAAAAAGAAATATAAACGAAGTAAGAATAGGTAGACAGATAACAAATGAAGAGATCAAACAGCTAGCTGATGCAATGGAAAGGGTGTCAGGTAAAAATTACTTGAACCCAATACCTACTCCTAGCGGTGTTAGATTTATAAACTTTGCAGAGCAAGACGGAGTTAAAAATATACAGTTTGCTAAATTTGTAGATCAGGTCTTAAATGAGGTACAATTAGCAGATAATATAGAAGTTATAGAAGCAGGTGGATCACTTGGTTATATAACTAATGACTGGACTAAGAGTAAAAACGGTGAAGATTACACGCAAACTAGCCTCAGCGGAAGACCCGATCTTCAAGAACGAGTTCGTTCTATCGTCAGGGAACTCCAACCAAAAATTGATGAAGTCGACCTTAGTTTCTCAGAAAAGTATGGATGGACAAGAGATGACTCCATCAATGCAGAGTTCAGAAAACCAGCAGAAATCAGAAGAGACTTAAATCCTGATTTAGAATTATCTACAAAAGAACCTTCCCCTCCGGGCAGACCACCATCAGAGAACTATGAATGGACATCTGGTGATGAGCTTAATGCTAATCTTGGATTACAAACATTCTTAACAAAACTACAAAACAAATATGAAAGACAAGTAGTTATTGAAGAGGTCATAGAAGATCAAGTTGGACTAGGTGCTCTAAAAGATTTAGACCTTTCTGTAGTTGATAGGCTTGATCTTGTTAAGTCAATAGTTGGAGATAAGATGCTTCGTGTTTCAGATGAAACTGAAACCATGCTGGATAAAATGATCGAAATAACTGGCGGTGACTACAAGTCAATAAATGAGTTTTTACAAAACCTTCACGCTCCAGAAAGAAACAGTTACATATATAGTCAAAGACTAAAAAAAATCGAAGAGGCACAAGAGGAATATGGTCCTAGTGAAAATCATACCCCAGCTCAGAAAGGACAAATAACAAGATTAACCAATCTAGCGAAGCCATTTCAAGACAATGGTTCAGGTATAAAGACTAGTGAAGCTATAAAAACATTAGAAGAAAAGTTTGGTGTTAGATATCGAAACAATAAAGCTACTGCTATTAATGAAACAGGCGAAAAATATATGGAAATATCTAAGCTTGCTCAAAACTACATAAAAGCAACTAGAAAAGTATATGCAGATGCAGGTCTTGTCTCAGCAGAAAACCTAGATGATTGGAACGAAAGATATAATTACTATGTACCTTTATCTGGTTTCGCAGCAGATACAACTATAGATCAAAAACCAAACCCTAAAGGAGGCGGGGCTTCTGTATATGGTTTGGAGGTCAAAAAAGCAGATGGTAGAACATCAATGGCTGGTGATCCAATCATACAAATGTACAAGCAAAGAGAGAACGCTGTTGTCAGGGAGCAAAAGAACGAAGTTGTTAAAACACTAGCAAAACAAGCTGAGACATTTATAAATCCAGAAGTATATACATCTTTAGATAAAGTTCCTCAAGGCATAACTATGGCAAATGCTGGTTGGGACCCGCTCAGAGGCACAGCATATGTCTTTTATAAAGATGATGGAAAACAAAAAGCTGTCGAAATTAGAGATGAAAGACTAGCAAGAGCCTTTGGTACAATAGATTTTAATGGTCTCAATGGCATATTGGGTACGATAGCTGTAGCTACAAGGTTTATGTCGATCATGAACACTGGTTATAATGTTGACTTTATCTTCCCTAACTTCTCAAGAGACATATATGCTGCTACCGCAGGTGCACTCGGGGAACAATCAAAGAAAGGGGGAAGAGTATATGGCTCAAACATAGCATTGGCAGCAGCCAAAAATGTATTCCCAAGATTAGGCACATTATATAAATATTATAGGAGTGGAGTTGATTCAATCAATGATCCAGAAATGAGAAAAATGGTTGAGGCTTATCATCAAATGGGATCAAAAACATCTTACTTTGAATTCTTAGATACTGAAACTCTTACAAAAAACTTTACTGCTTTAGAAAAATACAGACAAGGCAATATTACTGCAAAACAACTTAAGAAAAATACTCTTGATCTAGTTGGGGATATTAACAACATGATTGAAAACGGTATTAGGTTCTCTCAATTTACTGAGTTTGTCAGACAAAACGGTGGCATAGACAATGTGTCCCAAGACAATCTTAGAAGAGCAGCAGTTCAAGCCAAGAATGCTTCTGTAAACTTTGATAGAAGAGGCGAGTGGGGCATGGAAATAGGATCACTATTAATGTTCTTTAACCCGGCTGTCCAAGGTACAGTACAGTTCATGCGAGGACAAAACATCTTTACAGAAAGAGGAAGAAAAAGATTGCAGCCACAAAAAATGATTGCAACCGGCATGGGCGGAGCAACTTTAGGAATGTTATACACGATGTTTAACCTTCTTATGTCTGGAGAAGATGAAGATGGTGAGCTAATTTATAACAAAATCCCTGATTGGGAAAAAGGAAGAAGCATGTTGTTTGTTATGCCTGATGAAATATCAATGGGCAAAGATGACAAGCTAGAAGTTAAAAAGTTTGGTGAAGTAAAAAATTACATGAAAGGTGAAAACCCATTCGCAGTATCAATACCTTTGTCTTATGGTTATAACTTTCACTTTAATTTAGGTAGATTGTTTGTTGAAACACAAGCTCATATTCTTTTCCCAGATAAGTTTGATAAGCCAGTAACATCTTTAGAAAAAGCTGGATACGAGTTAGCGGATTCATTTGTAACTTCTTTCTCACCAATAGCTCCAATAGCTACCAGCTCAACAGGCATAGAAGGTGCTATTTCAAGAACAAGGGCTTTTGCTCCATCAGCTATTGTAAGACCACTGCTTGACATTGCTGCTAACGAAAATCATTTTGGAGCACCAATAACAAGAAGAGATGCACCGTTCCAACCTAAAACTCCCGGCTTCACAAAAGCAACAAGAAGTACAAGAGCATCAAAAGTTCCATATGTTGAGTTTACAGAAGCACTAAACAAAATGACTGGCGGTACTGATTACAGATCAGGGTGGCTTGATCTTGATCCAAATCAAATGAAATATTTTATTGATTATCACATAGGTGGTGCTGGAAGAACTTTAGAAAGAGCAGGTGCTTTGCCAACAAAAATTAAATTAGGTGATATCCAATATGAAGATGTTCCTATAATCAGATCGTTTACTGCTCAACCACAGATGTATGAAAACGGAACAACCTTCTACAAAAGAAAAGAAGAGATCGAAGCTGTTTTATTTGAGTTCAAAGAAAGCAAGGGTAAAGACAGAATTGCTTTGATAAAAGATAAGAGAAGAATGAAACTAAAAAGCTTAAAAGGTTCGCTTGAGAATGCAATGGATGATATTAGGAAACTAAATGAAAGAGAAAAAACATTCTTTAATCTGTATTACGAAAAGGACCCAGACAAGTATTCACTTGAGACCATGAAGATAGATGAAAAGAAAGCTATCATCTACCAAAGATTCAATCGAATTTACAATAAAAGAGTAGACTAGTTTAAAAAAGAAAGACTGGTAAGTGGATGAGGGATTATAAAAACACTATTTGGAAAAATTATGGTTTTCACCTACCAGTCCTTCAAAAAGGGTAATAATTAAAACAGTCTTTAAGATATCAAAGTATTACTGTTCTCACAAGCATCACTCAAGTAATCTTTAGATAAGTGTGCATACCTATTAACTATATTAAAATCAGACCAACCACCTAGATGTTGCAGTGTGTGTAAGGGTGTACCATTCTGAACATGATGGGTTGCCCAAGTGTGCCTTATATCATGCCAGCGGAATCCCTCTAACCCTGACTTCTTTAATGCACTATACCAGCCCGTATTTGATGCTCTGCTGATATTTTTACCTGCATAGGTAAATACATATGGGCTAACCCTATCAATTGATCCTAGAAGCTCTCTCGTCTTCTTATTCAATGGTACGCATAATGGCTTACCATTTTTAGTTTCTGTAGCATCAAGAGCAATCTGATCTTCTTTGATGTGATCCCATTGCAGCTTGAAGCAGTTGGACATCCTTACCCCAGTCAAGAGTGAAAATATAAAAGGCTTTACGAGGTGAGGTGGCAAATTATTTACCAACCTATCTATATCTTCTTTAGAGAAGTACTTATGGGAGGTATGCTCTTCTCTGACTCTCTTAACAATAGGCTTGGAGTCCAACCAGCCTAGCTCTTCATAGGCATACATAAGTATTGCCCTGAAGTAATTTAGATAGCGATTGACAGTACCGGGTTTTCCTTTGATCCCCGATCTGGCTCTCGCTATGTGTTCTTTAGTAATATCGTTAACATCCCAATCCTTAAACAAAGGATCAAAATACTTTCTATAGGTAAAGTCATTCTTACCCATCTTGTTGAATCTGTAATATTCTTTAACTGCTTCTTTCCAAGTTTTCATAATGTAGGTAGCTCGTTTTGCCCTTGGGTGAGCCACTCCCTCAATGAACGGAAAATTAAAATAAGGAAAAACCGCTGGGCAACCGCAACCATACTATTCCTCTATACCGTAAAAAATATTAAATAAATGTCTCGCTGTGTCTTGGGTTAGACCAGATGTTCTTAAGTACTTGTATGCCTTAACTCTTTCAACCCAAACATCTTGTTTAGTGTGACCACGATAAGCTAACTGTTGTAGCCAGTCCTCTAATCTTGATCCAACTCGTAAAGCTTCTTCTCCAAAATATTCCATAGTTACTCCTTCAAATCCATAGTTCATTGTGCCGCCTCCCTATCAAGCTCCGCATCGATTTGTTTATCTTTACGAATCTTTACATAGTCGCTAAGAGCTTTGTGTAGCTCTGACCAACTGCTGCAATGGTGTGCATCGTGATATGGATCGTTTAGATCATCACTGTCAAAATCATCCGACCAAAACCAAAAGGAAATTGGATAATCCCAGCTGTCTTCTTCGTCTGTATATTCACTATCATCAAACCCAATATAGTTATGTTTTTTGACTAAAGCAAAACATTTTCTTTTCCAAAATTTTTGATCTTGCCAATCTTTTATTTCGTGTTTGATTGTACTAATTTCTTCAGAAACTTTTTTAATACTGTCTTCTTGATCAACTATCTGCTGCTTAAGTCTTTTCAACACCAACATTTTTTTAACCCTAGAGGCTTGCAGTCTAGTCTTTTCATCTTCGTAAAATTTTATTGCTTGGTTCTCACGAATCATTCTGTAATCTCCTCAAATCTTTTAGAGCCAGAGATTTGATCCCACTCTGCTCTGGTTATTCTGCTGAATTGTTTCCTACCTGTTGGCTTGACCCAGACCCATTTGTGTCCTACTGATCTGACCTCCAGTATCATTCTTCCGGCTTTCCATTTGCCCATAAAGTAGTTATCAAAGATATATTTTTTATTCATATTATCCTCTTTTAAAGTATTCATAATACAAAGAATACACTAATTACATTTAATGTCAAGTTATGTGACAAACATAATCTTTAAATAATTCTATCGGGATCAAGCAAGCTAGCTTAACTTGACTATCTCCATCTCCTAAAATGTCTTGGCAGCGGATGTTGTGAAGAATGATGCATTGCACTATTTTTTGTGGTGTGATCCACAGGTATTCTTTGCCTGTGCATATGATCCAGTAATCTGCTTCTGTTGATAACAGAGCTGATGGTTTGTCGTACATTAAAACTTCTATAATGATGTTGCCAGTTTCTTGGCTTTTATAGTCTGCTTTGACTTCTATCTTGTGCCCAGTCTCTGGCACATAAATATCAAAGGGTTTGAACTTTCCGGGAATTAAAACAGCAGACGGATATTTTTCTTGAATATTTTTAAGAACTTTTTGCTCTAGTTCTTGACCTATTTTGAGGTCTCTTCTGAACGCTTTTGAGCTTTGGCTTTCTGTAGTTCTTTCCATCGTTCCTCTTGGTTAATGACTTGCCTGATCTTGTACCCAACAGCTGCATTTTTGATATTAATTAGTTTTCTTTCTGTTTCTGAAAGAGAATGCCACTGTGCGATTTCAACTTCTGATCTGCCGCAAGTTTTGCAAATTTGATCCCCGAATGATGTGGAGCAGTAATCTCCAGTGCAAGGGGTTTCTGCGAGTGATGATACACCCTGTAAAGAGGAGAGCCTCTCAGAACCTGAGAGACTCTTGTCTAAATCTGAAGCCATAAGCTTTATTTAGATGAATCTTCTCCATCTGTATTATCAGATTCTACCACATTTTCAGCTTGTTGTACTACTGTGTACTTCTCTGGTAGAGAGCGAGTTAGCTGACCTTGGTCAACCTGATTACCCAGCTGTACTAGCCTAATTACCTCTGTGAGTATTGGCATAACATTGCCACTAAAGAAGTTCAGAACAGCAATTTTGTTCCTAGCATCTTCAGATAACGACTCTATGTCATACTCTCTTAGCTCGCCATCAATGTTTAGATTGATAGTTTTTTGAGCTTCATTCCCCTCTGGGGTTACTATTTTACCCATATTTCCTCCTTAGAAAGGTATATCTTCTTCAGGTTTATCTGTTGAAGATTGTTGAGGTTTAGCATTGTCTTTAGGTTGAATAGCAAAAGATAAAGCTGGAGCAGATTCACTTGCTCCCGGTTTTCTCTTCCAAGCACTCACATTAAAGTCAACACCATCTACATTTAAAACACCCCTGAAATCAGGTTGTGTTTCTTTTTCTTTATTATCGTTTTTCCAAATCGCACCACGATTTGTATTATCGTAATCAGCCATTAATTATCCTCCTTCGCTAACCAGTCTTCCAATACCTTGTTGACTATATAGGCAACTTTTCTGTCATGAAATCTATGGTTAGGGTCTTTAGCAACCTCAACCATTCTGTCATAAACAGCAGCATTGACTCTGGAACTAATTGGTTTTTTGGCATTTATATCCATATTTACTCCTCAATAAGCTTGGTATAAATTCTAGAATCACCCTCTGATCTGTATCCTTCGATAGTTTCATAAGGGATATTCTGCTCTTTTACAAGCCTAGAATAATTGATACGACCCCTTGCTTGAGTCATATGACATCTCACATTAGGGGTACTAAAGGCACCACGATGCTGCTTTATTAACAAAGCTGAGAGTTCTTTTTTCCTTGGTTCAAGGATTTTCTTTCTCTCATCGAGCTGCTTTAGTTCTTTTAAGACAGATGCTAATTCCTGTGAACTATCATCTTCTTGTACATTCTTGTAATTGATACCCGGTTCTTCTTTATCTTCAGACCATCTGGCTATGTACTCAGGGTCTTTAGATGCTTTGGCATACCAATCCATAAATTCTTTTGCCTTTGGAATATAGGTCTCTGCCCAGCTAGTATCTCTATCAACCCATTCTTGATGGCTGTTGTTTTCATACCACTGAAAGAACAACATTTCATCTATATCCATGCACTCCATGCCTAGTTGCATCTGATGCCAATAATTTCTTTTCTGATCTTTAACATTAGTTGCGGGTTTTGTTTGTGGGCATTTGATTTCCACTGCTGCAATCTTGCCCTTTCTACCTTTAACTAGTACTCCATCTGGAGACATACCAAGCCCATCATGATCTGGATGAACAACAAAATAGGGCTGAGTTACTTGATAGCCCATCTCTTTGAGTTGCTGCAAGGCATGAGGCTCATGTTCTTTACCATACTCAATGGCAAACAATGCTCGTGAATCGAAT